AGTTCTTTAGTGATGTCATCAGCACTAAAGATTGAATCGCGTAGGCTCATTTTTTCTCCTTGGACACTAGATTGGTCACGACCATTTAATTATTATTTAGTTGTATTAAGACCAAGTACCGCGTGTTACGGCACCTGTGATTTGGTACTCAGCGGAGTATGTCACTACATCTCCGATAGCACCACTCTTCTCGTAAGAAGTTAGGATGCAAGTACCTGAATACTTAACATAAGTTGATGTTGAACCTTCAGGACCGTATTCGAACTCAAGAGGAGTTGCAAAGCCGATTGTTCCAGCAATGTATCCATCAACTGTTGCATCGAAGTTTCCTGAAACGCTCAGAGTTCCGTCTGTAAGACCGACAATGTAGGTCTTTGCAGAGTTTCCGAATGAACTTGTCTCAGCAGTATCTACTGACTGAGGGAATGAGACATCTGTAAGTGTGTTAGAGATGTCGCGAAGTGTTCCACCATTGTCATCAATCTTGAATGTGGTGGATTTACCATGACGAAATGTAGGCATTTGTTTTATTACCTCCTAGTAAAAGCCACCACAGGGGTAGCGTTGCCTGTTGAACCTGCGACTGTGTAGTTCACGCGCAGGTATCTTGCTACTGTGCCAGTTACTTCAACTCTTTCAGATGTTGTAGTGGCACCTGTTACCACAGTAAAAGTAATCAAGTCTGTGAAAGTTGAGTTATCAGCAGATGCTTGGATTTTTACTGTAATGTTTCCGTTGCGAGTATTCGCTGGAACTGATAAATAACCGACGCCACCATTTGTAGTAGCCGCGCCTTCATCTACGCTAGTTCCATTTCCAGTTGCAGAAATGGCTGAACCATTGGATACAAGTACTCCATGACCAACACCTTCATCTGCTTGGAATTCTGCGCTTGCTTGCACGACATCTCCGATAGGAGATGAAACTTCATATGTGGTTGTATCTGATTCGATAGCAACCATTCTTCCACCGAGGATATGACCTTCATTAGCAACAATTACTTTTTGCTTTGTTGCTGAGCCTAGAACACTAGCAAAATACTGGTCTGTACCTGTGCTGGCAGTTCCTTCGAACATACCTGCAAGAGAAATTGTTCCATCTGTATGACCTGTGATGTAGGTTTTTGCATCCGTGCCGAAAGCACTTGTCTCTGCTGTGTCTACTGATGTGCTTGATGAAGCATCATTGAAGTAGGTTGAAAAATCATACGCATCAATATAAACGCGAGTATTTTTACCGTGGCGAAATGTAGGCATTACTTCTCCTCAACTGGGCGCTGGAAAGGTGTGCCATCTTGGAGGAATCCGTCGCCATCACCATCTGTTGCGTCAGGGTCAAAACCCTCTTCGACAACTTCAACTGGAGCCTCAACAACTGGCTCTGCAACGACTGGCTCTTCTTTGACTGGCTCGACAACTGGCTCTTCGACCACAGTTGCTTTTTTGTTAGCATCTTCAATGATGCCATCTTCAAGAAGCCACTTAATTGCGGTGGCAGGTAAATCTTCAACAATTGCGCCAGCCTCAGCGCGTTTGTTAGGCGGGTAATCAATACCCTTTAGTACTCGGTACTTAGCCATCTGTTCCTCCTATGACGGCGCATGGGTAGCCCAAGTACACCGTCTAAGGTCACACGGACACGGAGGTAAGACGACTAACTCGGGCGACTAGCGCACATTGTTCATAGTGTATCGCATCGTAAATTTAGACTGTTTTGCAACGAGTAAGTACTGTTGAAGTCACGCCCTTGTACTCATCTTGTCCCTTGACTGTCCCCTTGATTTTTACCTTGGAGCCAATCTCGACATTCAAACCACGGCTTGAGAACCACTTGAACTGATACTCGCCACCTTCAAATGTGTAAAGAGTGGTCAATCCAAACTGTGATTCAAAGGTGTTTTCTTTAAGAACTACAACCTCAACCTCAACCTTTTCTCCAATTGGAGCAAAGATTTCATTCTTATAGACCTTCTTCTCAATTTGCTCTTCAGCCTGACGCTGTGAAGCCTTCAAGAGACTGACCAAGATTCCCGCTGTGTTGTACTTTTGGAAAGTTAATCCGCTAACGATTCTGACATTTTGTGCGTAACTTGAATCGCCCTCAAAGTTCTTTCCGAACTCACGAAGTTCCTTAGCCTTTTCCCTGTGAGCATCTGTTACCTCTTGACCGATGAACTCTTTCCACTTGCTAACTCCGTGGAAGCCACCGTTTAATTTCTCCCATACAAGGTCTTTTGTAGAAATTCCGCTATTTGAAGGCACATAGCCAACCTTCTCAACAGCGCAAACTGCTAAAGCCAAGACGCTTAAAGTATCGAATCCGCTGTAACTACCACCTGAGAATCCGCCAAACTCCTCTTCAAAGTCCTCTTCAGTTACTAATGCTGAAGCGCTGAACTCCCAGCCAAGAAAATCCTTGACGCAACTTGAGCCAACCTGACTCAACTTTCCTTCTTTGTTTTGAACGAAAATAACCTTGGAGCGTGAACGAGTCTTTTTGCAATGCTCGCAATATCCAACTTGAACATCTGAAGGCTTGATTTCAACTCCACCTGCAATGCTCTTTGTAAGAGCCTGACCCTCAATGAACTCAGCGACGCCAACGAATTGCCATCCGTTGTACTTGACTGGCTCGCCTTCAATTACTAAAACTGAATACTCACTCTGAACGCCATTTACCTCTTCAGAGCGTGACTCGATGCGGACTTCAAATCCTCCACTTAAACCCTTGCTCTTTCCACGGGATGCAATCTTTTGAGCCTTAGATAAAGTCTTGCTCAAATCAATCTCTGAGATTCTGAACTCTCTCATGGACTTGCCCCTTTCTGACAAGACAAGTATACCAAACTGGGGTTAATAAATCAACAATAAAAAGCCCCTTGGCTCTTCCCCGTCGCCAAAGGGCTTTTCACAAAACATACACTATTCGAGGCTTTCTCGCCTCACTCTTTCCTCACGAATCATTCCGAGTGTCAGAAAATATCCGACTCCATCCACAATCGTGTCGGGCTTGGTTTGATTAACTTCACGGGCAATCTTCATGCCTACCATGCAAAGGCTTACCTGCTCCGCTGAAACCTCACAGCCGAGGATTACAGACCATATCTGCGCCGCACGGGTAAAGTTATCAAGTGGATGCCCATAAGCGTCCTGACGGTCTCCTGAGACCAATTCAGCCGCATATAGGGCTATGTCTCTAGGGTCGTTCATAATAGTTGGATGTCGCTCACTCCCGTTTGACTCACAACAAAGGTTAGAACTCCCACATCCGCAATCTCCCCCGTCGATTGTCTCCACCATACGCTTCCCCCGTCGAGGGCTGGTGCTTGTAGCCATTTGACTCCTCCCCAATCTGCAAGTTTGAACGAATGATAGTGACCAGTCACCAAAATGTCACAGTCGCCAATTTTTTGACGCCCGAGGGTTTGGTCAGCAATCCATCGACGCAACTTACCTTCAACTCCCTGTCCCGAGCGAGCAAGGTGACCATGCGTGATGCCGATGATTCTGCCGTGAACTTCAAGAGTCAGGCTCAACTCATCGGTTGGAATTGCAAAACTAATATGACCGTAGGCTTCAGGGTTTGCTTGGAAAATCTCAGCAATGGACTCAACGAGTGCAACATCGTCGTTGTCATTAAGAGTCGTAAAGGCTTTTCCGTTCTTACGGTTTTCGCCATGATTTCCACCAATCGCCGCAACTGTTATCTCAGGGACAACCTTTGACCAGCGGATAAGAGCATCTCTGAGCAGACGACGAGCAATCTTTACTTGGTCTCGTCTATCGACCTCAACTGTAAAAGTCTGAATGTCGTAGTGACCGTCGCATCCTTCAACTAAATCGCCAAGGCATAGAACTGTGATTGAATCTATGGGACGACCAATCTTCTTTAATTCTTTTAATCTGAACTCAACATCATCAATGGCTTGAAGCCATCTACCCACTAAACCTTTGAGACCGTCTCCATCTCTCTTTCCAACTTGCCAGTCAGAAACACAAACAACAAGACTTGCTCCACCTGCAATTTCTTTTCGTTCTCTTGGTTTGTGCTTTTTAATTTCTTGGATAAGGGACTCAATATCGGCTGTTTCTTGCTTGCCTTTACGGATTACCTTGCCCTTCCATTGTCTGTTAAGTACACCTACAGTGTCTCCCCAAACATTGAATAGAACTGGCTCAACAACTGTGAAATGCTCAGGGTCTAATCCCCATAAGCGAAGAACTCCCGACCAATCAGGATGGGATTCGCCCTCCATTGGCTCTGTTGTAATTGTGCCTTCATCGCCTTGCCAACTAACCCCAGGCAACCATTCGGCTTTGCGTTCTCTCGGCTCGGTTTTCTTGACCGAGTTCATCTCCGTAGTCTTTAGGAGGTCATTAAGTGCATCATCAAGATTCACGGGAACACTTACACCCGTCTTTACCCATGAGGCGTCGTCGATGCCTACGCATCACATCTGAACTAATTGATACGCCGTACTTTTCAAGTAATTCAGCAAGTCGCGCAGAGTTTACATCAGGATTTCTCATAATGCCTTGAATCTTACTCCTAAGAGGTTCTTCAAGACTTTCTACAAATTTTCCTACTGAACATCCTGCAAGTTGTCTGTTTACACCAACAATTGAATCAAGGGCGTTGAATAAATCAGCCTGATTTATTTTTGGACTTGCATCTTGGGCATCTAATACTCCACGGGCGCGTCGCGCTCTCGAAGAGGAGCCTGTCGCATTTCCAGCATCGCTGGAACTCGTCGGTTGTTGCGTTTCTGCCATAAGGGTCTGCCACTCTCTCTTGCGGGGTCTCGAAATGTGAACTTGTAGTATCCATCTTAAACTACCTTTGTGTAATTCCAAAGAATTAACTCGGCGTGGCTAATTTCTTGGATGTTCATTATTTTCTGACCAAGCATCGGAAATTGACTGAAATGAGTGGGCGGTACTGAGGGTCTACTCCGAGAAGATTAACTGAACCCATTGGCTCAATACGCATAATGTGAACTCCCGAGATTGACTGCTCTAATACGGAGGCAAGAAGATTTCGGATTGTTTCTGCCTTATCGCGAGCAGTTGGATAATCCTCTTTCCCAGCGCGAACAACAACTTGAATCATTGGATAGTCAATGACTATTCCACCTGAACCCATTGTGAAAGAGGGTGAACTGCCAGCGTTCTCATAAACGGCTACACAAACATCAGGGGAGGCAGGAAGATTTCCTAGAAAAATGCTAGTTCCTAGGGTGCCTTGGCTATTGGTCACCAAGTAGTCTCCTACTGATTCAAGAATTGTCGCCATTAGCCTTATCTCCTATTTCTAATAATGCTGATTATTCTACGCGATATGTTATTTTGGATTTCAGGGATGGCTTGGACAAATGGCTCTTCAAGGTATTTAGCCTGAGTCGGTGGCTTATGGTAGTTGCCGATAATTTCATGTACATAGAGGGCATAAGGAGCCGCGGGACCACCGTAAAAAATATCAACATAAAAGCCAGTTGTTCCACGCTCAGGAGCCGAGACTCCACCTGAACCACGAAGGACGCCTGTATCAACTGGGACAAGAACCTGAGAACGCGCAAAAATAAGGTTGGCTTCTTCCCAAATTGCTTGGGCTACTGCAAGCGGTGATTGTTCTTTAGCAACACGAAGAACATTTTGAAGTTCGAAATCGCCTTCAAGCGAGAAAGACCATGCTTTTGCCATGATTATCTACCAAATCGAACGACTGTGTGATGCGCTCCATTTTCATCTGCGATGTTGTCTATTGCATTGATTGTAAAAGTGTCCGCCCCGACAACCATTTTATGATTGACCGTAATCGTCGTGAATGGACCCTTGGTTATGTAGCGTCCAACATCGACTACCTCAATACCTTGAACATCTTTTGACTTCATCGTGTCGTAAATGAGACGACCCGTAGTTGAAACTGGTGTTGAACTAAAAGTTCTTTTACCGTACTTATCAAGTGAGTCTTGACCGTAGAATACGACTGTATCGGTCATGAACTCAGCGACCTTGTTGTAGATAGGGTCCATGTTCTACCCCTTAGTTTGGTCTTGAGTCTAAATCGTTATGTGAGTTGGGATTGCCCATCATGCCAGCATAGAAGTCTGTATTGTAATCAATTACTTCGCGGTCAGCAGTTGATTGAAGAGCCTGAGCGTTAGCCCATACAGTAGGAGGAGACTTACGCATCTGACGCATATAGATGCTATTAGCCAATTCTTTATAGTGTTGAATCTTGTTTGAGTAGGACTCAGAGACAGAAATATCTCCCACGCTCTTAGAGGAGGAATCAGCCTCTCGAGAAAAGCGAGCAATAAGGATTTCAGCACACTCGCGAGCCGCGCTATATGCGTCATTGTTCCACTCAGAAACTACATAATTTAACTCTTCATCTGAGAAAAGTTGGTCATTTGTATCTGTATCATTGATAAGGAAACGCACATAATTACGAACTGATGTGCTTGGGTCTCCTGAATAACTCCATGTCATCACATACCGCCAAGCATGAAGTTAATTGAGCGAACTTTATCTTCAGTAGCCGCAATTGCAAGAGTGGCATAGGTAGACGCCGCGGTAGCCGTGGTCAAGTAGTCATTTAACTCAGTATCTACATCTGTTGCAAGGGTTTGAATATCAGTAGCAACCTGCGGATTGTCACCTGCGGTTGGATAATGAAACCCCTTGGGTGTTGTACCTGCCATTAGACTCCCTCACCACCCTGATTTATGTGTGGAATGACAACCCACATCAATAATTCTTCGTTCCAAGCATGGGGAGCATCAAGAGGACGCTCTATTGGTGCTTTCCAATTGCAAGTATCCTCATCAAAAATCCAAGATTCAAATGGCTTAGGTGGAATGAAAGCATCTCGTTCCGTATCGTATGTATAACCTATGCCAGCAAAGTTTTTTCGTAGTGGGGTTCCGCCATCAACATGAACTCCATCTCTTGTATTGTAACTTGTCTTAATCCAAGTTCCACCAAGATTATCAATCAACCATTGATAGCCTTCATCGGGTTCATTATTGCTTCCTGAAGTTACCCGTACGACTATATTGTTATCATCTATCTCTGCCCAGTATGCCATTATGCTACATACCTCACAATAACAATTCCTGAACCACCAGTTGTTAAACTGCCAGTAAATTTTCCGCCACCGCCACCGCCAGTATTTGCTGTTCCATTTTGAGGATTGATTGATGGCGTACCACCGCTCACATTGAACTCTCCTCGACCACCGCCACCTGTTGCTACACCGCTAATACTTGAGTTTGACCCGTCGCCCCAAATCGCACCACCACCGCCACCTGCGTAAGCGCCACCAACTCCCGTTGATGTAGCAGATGCCCAAGTGCTAAAAGAAGTGATGCCAGCACCACCTGCACCGCCGAAGTTATATGCATAAGAGGTGTTACCAGTACCACCCACGCCGCCTTTTCCACCACCACCGCCACCGCCGTTGTAATAACCGCCTGGTGCGTTACCACCGCCGAAACCTTGACCTGATATTCCTGTGCCTGGTGCGTGGGTATATCCAGCACCACCACCCGAACCACCGTTTTTCGAACTAGATTCTGTATTACCACCGCCACCGCCACCTGTAGAGGAGGCTATAGTGGTAGACCCATTTTTAATAATTGTTGAAGCGCTACCTTGAGAACCTGCTTGTGAAGTAGTACCACCTGCACCAACTACTATGGCAAATGCGTCATTTGTTGCACCGTTAGAAACGGTTCCATTTAGAAAGCCACCCGCAC